AAATGCTAATGCATGTAAATGTTCTCCTTCATATTCTTCATGGTTACTAGTAAACTCTTTACGCACCCAACACTTAAAGTGTGGGATATTAGAAATTAAATAGGACATTTATTTGTTAGCATCTCCATCGTCTACGAGCTTGTCGGAGCCGACTGTTAGGGTTACGTGCAGCCTTTGGAAACTTTTTCATTTGTCCCGCCGATCTTGCACAATATGATTTACGTCTTGCGGCCCTTGCTTTAGTCCTTGGTTTACTTTCTGTTACGGCAGTCTTTAGTTTAGAACCGGGGTTCTGCTTGCGATATTTAGCTACACCCTTCTTAGTCATGCCAGCACCAGCCTTGGTGGGACGCTTCATGCCCCGACCAATAGTAATGCCTTTCATATTACTAGGCTTTCTTTTTCGCTTTACTGCCATATGTGTACCTAAATTTGTTTCTTATATATTTACATAGATCGTTGATATACTCTTGAAAGTCTTCGTAGTCATTCTTATCTGGTCTAGTTCCTGAAAAGTCAATAAGACTATAGTCATCGTATCCTTTTTCTACAGACTTATTATACCTTTCAAGAAACTCTTTAGTAACCATTAAATTAATTTACTAGAATATATAGCTTTTCCAAAACCTTTTTTAGCTTGCCCAACACCTCGCACAAATGGATTAATAACAGGTTTAGATTTTTTTATTGAAGGCGCTCCTTTTAAAGAAGCAAAATCATCATCAGGTGTTTTAGGTTTTGGAATTTTTTTAGACTTCATTAAGTCTTTTTTAATTGCCTTAACTTTTTTACCATAAGGTAATCGACCTAAAAGCGCCTCTTGTTTTAGTTTTCCATAAGTACGAGACATGATTAGTCTTCTACTTTAAAAGCTTTGCCTTGTTCGTAGTCTTCATCAACTACAACATCCTGTGGCGGTCCCTTAACTTGTGGTCCTTTACGTGCAGCGCCATAGCCCTGTCCAGTAGGACGACCTACGATCTCATCAAGATTATGAGGACGTTTAATTAGTGTATGCGGTCCCGGCATTTATTTTCTCCTTTTTACATTTCGTTTTTTTAATCGTTTGCTAGTTTTAGACTTACGTTTTCTAGAAGCTTTAGTAACTTGTTGTCTAACGCTAGACCGATTAATCATAGCTAGAATCTACAACCTGACCACCAGTCATTTTGTAGGTTATCTTGCCACCATATTTTTTTCTATTAGCACCTAGTATTTCAAAATCAGCACCACTAATCTTACCATCTTTATTAGCATCTAATTTTTTCTGACCACCAATTAATCCGCCTTCAGACATTTTATTAAGCTGTTCGTAATCAACTATCACACTTGCACCCGCATCACGTTGTTCTTGCATAGTAGGGCGTCGGGCTGGTTTTGCTTTTGGTCCGCTTATAGTTGGCACTTTAGAAGATGCAGGTTTTTTCTTAGGACGAGGAATTTTGTTTGCGGCACGACTAGCTCCACTAGCGAGACCGCTGCCGGTCAAATAACCACCTAATTCAGTAATAATATTATCATTCCTATTAGCCTTTTCTGAGCGTTGGTTAGCTCGTCGTGCTGCTGCATCTACATTCTTTTTAATAGTTGCTGTTCCAATACGACCTCTGGAAGAATGAGGTTTTGAACCTCCTCCTTTACGTTTATGTCTTTGTTTAACATCTGAGGTAGACGGATTTTTTACTTTTGACATTAACTTGCTCCTTGTATAACTGTGTTAGGTCCACCAGCAGGAGAACCAGCAACTGCCATGTCATCCGATCTGGTACGTCGTGCTTGATTTCTAAGTTGATCTATTGCTATCTGATACTGTTGTTGGAAGATAGGAAGAGTATTCCAATCTTTCATAAATATAGTTGCCTCCATCATGCATCCAGCAAAGAGAGCATCATAACAGTATTCACTAAAATAGTTTGTTGTTGTTACGCTAGTTCCCGTAGCAGAAGCAAGGGCAAGCGGCTGTGACTGTGATTCAACTTCTACTGTAATTACCGATACAGGTGTAGGCACAATACGAATAGAAGAATTGGTCCTTCGACTATAATACCGAGGCGTTCCAGTGGAAGCACTAACAGGCCAATAGTCACTTACATATTCATTTGTTCTTTGAAGAAGATTAGTCGTGCTTGTACCGCTGCTAACTACAAAGTTAACATTACGAACAATAAGAGTACGATCATTCAAAGAAACGGCACCAGCATTTCCAGCCGATACCGATATATTGGTATATTCGCTTAGACCTACATCATCTAAGTCTTTTACCAATCGAAACTCTGTTTTCTTTACAAAAGCAGATACCTGTGTAGAAAACTCCGTAGAGTCGTTCTCCGTTGTGTTAATCAGGTCTGTCTTTAAATAGTTAAAGTCAGGCATGACTAGCCAAGCATAGCAGTTAGAACTGAACCATCCGTAGGACCAGAAACACTGACCACACCAAATATAGCAACACCCATGTCACCAATATAGATATCAGATGCTTCGTTAGCTGCTACCTGAAACTTAATAGCCGTGCCTTCAGCAGTCTTATTTGTAATCTGCCGCTGACCTTTAATAGAAAAAGAACCAGCCGCAGATGCTACAGCATGAATAGCCATAATACGAGTAGTGCTAGGAATGTTGCTATCGGCAGTTCCATTGCTTCCTACAGTCGTATCGTCTTCTACATATTTAAGAACAGCATCGCCAGTAGCTATTGCAACTTTAATATTTGTAGCCATTTATCTCTCCTTGAGAAAGAAGAGAGAGTGGCCGAAGCCACCCTCCTTCATTTGCTGATTAACCAGCACTACCAACCCAGCTACGCCAATCTGACACACCGAAGCTGTAACGCTCCCGTGCTTTGAATCGGAGATTGCCAGTATCGAAGTCCGGCTCCATCTTGGTCTGAAGCGGCGACCGCACAAACATTTTTGTGCCGTTTGGTACGTCCGTTTTAACAAACCATGCATCCGTATCAGTAAAGCGACGGTTAATGTAGTAACCTTCAGGAACCATCCCCATGTGACGGGTTGCATTGATGGCGTTCGTGTTCGGATTAGCCTGTGCAGCACTCGTCTGAGTGTTACCGGGGCTAGAAAGAACACGATCCGCTACCGCCCAGTAATCAACTGGGATATGTAGAGAAACAGCACTTGCACCAATCAGAATACCACGATCATCTTTAATCTTCTGAATGGCAGTCAGCGCAGTTTCAAGAGTTGCTTCCGATAGGTCAGCCGCACCAAGAAGGTTGGACTGAAGACCATCAGAAATCGTCGGGTGAGAAGCTGAGAAGAATGCAGCACCATCACCAATGGTATCAGTGAAACCATTGTTGTAGATGTTAGCAGCCTTCACCTGCTTCGTGTTCGCCATTGCACGGGCAAGACCCCTTGCACGAAGTTTAGCGAACGTATCATAAAGATTGTCTTCCATCGCTTCTTCGGTGACAGCGAAGGCAAGCGCAACAGTTTCCGCCGTATAACGGGCCGTGTAGCTTTCCTGTGCGTCATCATAAGAAACCGATGCACCCTCTCCTTTAGTAGGAGCGGTGCCGAAACCCGTGAAGAGAACTTCTTCTTCAAAGGCACGGTCAGAGTTTTCAATCTCATAAAGAGGCTCATGTTCATTATTAACCTCTCCATACTCCATCCCAAAAACGGCGTTAAGACCGGGAAGGAGTTCTTTAGCAATACTAGCTCTATTAATAGCCATGATAAATCCTCCCTATTAAGCCGTTGACGCCGTAGCCGTTACAAAACGATCACGGTGATGGTTGAGCCATACTTCCACAATCGGGAATGCATCAGAGTCCTTTTCATCAGGGAACTGAGCTTTACCAATCACACGAACGGCAGCAGCGGCTTCTGTACCGGACGCACCGTCCAGATAGTAGCTTGACTGACCCGTAGTCGTGCTGCCAGAAGAGGCAGTGGAGCTAACGGTTACGTTGTAGTTTTTGACAATAGCCAACTCAGCCGCCGAAAGCGACAGAGAAGCCTGAATGTAATACGTCTGATCGGGATCAGTGATTACAAAGAATTTAATGTCCGTGGCACTAATGTCTCCCGGCCAAAAGCGGGAAAACTTCTGCTCTCCATTTTCAACATACTGACAACCCATAAAGACACCAGACGGCTTGAGCGTTGCAGCGATATACGGTGAAATCGTTGCAAAGTTCGCACCGGGAAGGACCACCGGATCACCGGTAAAGATCGCATTCGTAGGTGATTGGGCCTGACCCGTTGAGGTCAGAGTAATCATGTCGGTCACGGCTTCGTTATTGTAGCCGCCACCTTTTTTACGAGCAGGAATGAAACCACGAAATGCTTTAGTAGTAGACATGTTTCATCTCCTTAGTTATGGGAGGCTAGTCCTGAAAAGACGGTTGCCTTCCCTTTGTTGTAACAGAGCGACTTGTATTGGAAATAGGAAACCGTGAATCAGAGTTTTTCATCAACTGAGAGTTGACTGCTTCCATCTGATCATTAGATTTACCTTCATAATATTTCCTACGAGCCGCAACTTTTCCGGCTGGCATTTTAACCAAGGCTACATCTCCTCGACACACAGAGCCTTCATACCTGCCTTCATCCCTCACGAAGGATGTAAGAGCCATTTCAGGAACTTCATCTGGAGTTACAAACACCCACCCTGCTTGCATTTTTTTGCCAACATTCGTGATGTCATCTTTACCTTGAAGGGAGACTCGTATCCAACGTAGCGCCATACCCTCATTCTCAAAACGTGCTTGCACAGTTTCTGGAATGTCCAGAGCATTCGGCTCTTCAAAGGTCCATTCTTCTTCTCTAGTATTCTGTTCTCTCATACTCTCAGTACGTGATTCATTTCGTGTCATTTTTTCCTCCACGCTTACATGTTTATGTTAGTATATTCGCCATCAGCCGAAGTTACCTTCAGCTTCTCAGCGGCATACTGTTCAAGTGGGATACCCCATTTATTAGCAAGTCTTACGTCTTCTTTCGAGAGCTTGACTTTTTTTCCTGCGGACGGAGACGAGCGTGAAGCCCCCGATACCACTTGAGCAGGTTGTGACGTGCCTGAGTTACTTTGTCCCTCAGTTTCCTGCACACGGTCTGAAGCTTGACTAAAGGCCACTTCAAGGCGTCGGTCAATTTCTTCATAAAATTCTTCATCATTTGGATTATATCCTTGTTCTTTTAATTCTGCATCTAGCGCAAGAGCCGCTGCTGTTTTAACAGTATCCTGCCCAAACCACTGATTTCTTTCAGCCCACTCATTTGCTTTTGGATCATAAGCTGGTTGCTGCACTTGAGCAGACTGCGGTGTAACCTCTACCTGATCTTCTTTTTGTTTAAGTTTTTGAGCAAGATTATTTTTATAAGTTTGTACAGTTTTTAAATCTGCTTGAGCATTATTTAAAATTTCTTGAGCGTTAAGAACTTTTTCTTTATCTCCCTCTTCAAAAGCTTCCATATAAGCCTGTCGAGCAAGTTCAATATTTTGTGTTAGTTGTTTTTCATTAGCATCTAGACTGCGGGTTGCAATACTATCAACCTCATTATTTTTAACTTTTAAGTTTGTTTTAAGCTCTTCATTTTGTTTTATAAGCTCTTGAATTTGTTCTTCACGTTCTTTGCGTTGACGAATCAGTTGCCTAATTCTTTTTTCAGCGCCTTTAGTTTCAATGCCTTCTAGTTCTTTCGGCTGTTCAGTCTCAACCTTTTGTTCAGGCTGTTCTTCTACAACTTCTTCTTGTGCCTGTACTGGTTGCTGTTCTTCTTCTTCTTCTATTTCAAAATCAACTTCTTTTTTATCTTCAGAAACTTCAACAGTTTCCCATCCATCATTTTCGTTACTCATTTTACTCTCCGTTGTTAACGACACAAACGATTACGTTTATATTATTATATCACAAAAGTCTAGATTTCCCAAATCAACTAGAGCCTTTTCCTAAATTAAAAGTTGGATCAAGGTCTTTAGGGTCTTCTACTTTCATAATAATTTGATCATCAAATAAAAGTATAAGACGAACACCCTTGTAAAGCAACTTAGTTCCTGCATGTTTACCATAGCATACATAGTCACCTACATTACACCATGCTCCACCGGGGAACTTATCTTTATCCATATATGCCAAGTCTCCTAACGCTAGAACCTGTGCGACAGTGGTGAGATAGGACATATCATCTTTAGTTGAATCCGGTATAAGAATACCGCCTTTTGTAACACTCTTTACTGAAACGGGGCGCACTAAAACGTGAAATCCCGGTAGAGTGGGTAGTGGGCTGGGATCGGGGGCGTCATCCTCAGTTATCCACATATCATTTTTTAGTGCGCCACCTAAACCTACTTGTTGCATTGTTAGTCTTCGTCCTCCATGTATATCCGTTTTTTAATTATTTGTGTTAAATTATCTCTAGCCCACTCAAGACTGGAGATAGAACCAACAATCTGACGGTAATGCGGATAGTCTGCGGCAGACCCATTACCTAATGTTACTCTCAGATTATTAATCTCGTTGTTAAACTCAGTTATTACTTCGTCCCAAATGTCCATACTTAGTTGTAGATGGTGCTTTTGCGAGAAGGTTTAATTGGTTCCGGCGTTTTCCAAGAGTCATCTTCCCATTGGTTTAGCTCACTGCGAATGGCACGACCACCCGTGATATCTTGAGCATAGGCATCGCCATAACCTTTCTGAGTATCCTTTACATGAAAAGGATATCCTTTACCTTTCTTCATCATTGATCATCTCCTGTTGTTGTTGAACAGCCATCTGCACAAGAGCATTAAGAGCCTGTGCGTCCATATCTGTTTTTGTTTGCATTTCTTTATCAAGCATTTCTTTTACATTTTGTATAGCTTGTCGTTCGTCTTCTTTATTTAATTTAAACTCTTCAATCATTGCTTTGGTCATAAGCTCCATCTGTTTCAGTTTTTCTTTACTGGAACGATTGGCATCAGCATTATCACGTTTTAGATTATCAGCCGCTGTAGCTTTCATCATACCAATAATCTGTTCGTTTTCTTCTAATTCAAGTTTCTTATTCTTTAGTTCAAGCTCTGCTGCATTAGAGGCAGTATCAGCCTGAAGCTTTTGCTTCTCTAGCTCAACCTTGGCCTGTTCCAGAGCGACAAGCTGTTGTTCAGGAGATTGAGCCATACCTATAGCCTGATTGGCATTAAGCACTTGCTGCGCTGCCTGTGCCATAGCCATTTCGGCAGCAGCAGGATTATTCATTTGTTCTGGAGCCTGTTGCATCATTTGTTCAGCAATACCACTCATCTGTTCCTGATACTTCATTACAGAATGTTCTTGAATGTTAGCCTGAATAATTGGAGCAACACGTTCCATAATTGGGTTAGCACCGTTTATAGGGTCTTGCAAATAGGCCATCTTTACCTGTATGTGTGCATCATGGTTCTGACCGGGAAAGGCTGCAATCGGTACGCCTTTCGTCGCTGCCATAATATCAGATACCGGGTCCATTGGTTTAGGCTCAATCTTAGGCGGAAGTATCTCATCCGCATTAGGCATATTAGAAGCATTAAGAATTGTTCTATTCAGGGCTTCCAGATTAAACATACCCGGTGGTGATTGCTGCGCCATTTGCAGCGCCATATTTGCCATCATCATACGGTGTGCGTTGCTAGGAATGTTAGGATCAGATACTGGAATAATATCTATGCGACCATCAAAGTCTGATTTGAAAATGCTACGATCTTCATAAGGAACATCATACGGATACTCATCAGGAAGATAGTCATAGTCAATACGAGCAAGAATACGAAACTCATCTTTCTGAGATTTATGCACTCGTTTATGAATTGCTGTAAAGAACTTGCTGCTTGCTTCTAGCAGAGCCATAGTGGTGCCAACGGGTCCATAGGAGGCAGCATCAGAGATAACTTGCTCCGTGCTGTCCGCAAACTTCTGCCCAGCAGTAGCTACGAAATTCAGCATCTGGAATAGAGTAGAGGAAGGCTCCTTGTAGGGAAGGGGAATAATAGCCTTTGATAAATCTACGCCAGTTGCCTCAACCTCCTTGAACTCGCCGGGAGCAATAGGATCATTGTCGCCAACCATCCTGACTCCCTTGGCCTTAAATCCTCCCGGCAAATTGGCAAACTGTCCAGCATCTATGAGGGAACGCATAGCCGCCGTTGCACTCATTGTTAGATTGCCAAGGAAGTGAATAAGACCCAATCCATAAAAACCAAAGCCGGGAACAAATCTATAATGCACAAAATGATTTACTTTTTCTTTGTTCGGGTCATCTTGCTTATAGTTTCTACGAATACTTAGTACCTGTCTGGACTGCTGTTCAACAGTCACGATATAGGGACAGGCTTCATCTTCATCTTCAATATTAAGATAGCAGTGCTGTTCCAGAAGAACATACTGTGGATCATGATCTGACATAGGAGACAAACCAATAATCGTATCCATCTTCTCGCTAAATGCTGTACTAGGATAAGAAGATGGATTACTAAGTTCAACATCTCCATATACACCAGCCCTCATATCTCTTTGTAGTTCTATAGGACTACGATAGATTACATGCGTATAGCGGTCTGCATTGGAAAGATCAGTTGCATAGTAAGACACATAAAACTGATCAATAGGAATAAACTCTGACTTAGGGCGTTTTACAGTGGCATCATAGTACAGCTTCTTGAATGCAGAACCGATTAGCGGTAGATGGAACAGCATCCTTTCAAACTCATCAAAGTATTCAGGCATCTGTTCCGTTACCTGATAGTTCATAAAGTTCTGTACACGATTAGCCTGTAGTTCTTTTTCTGGTGTAGACTTACCAAGTATACGAGCTTTTACAGGTCCATTGGCAGGAAACAACTCGCCAGATGCTTTAGACTGAAACTTAACTGCCGACTCAATCAGTAGAGGATGCACGGCAGTGCAAGCGCCATCGAAGGGTTCTGATCCCTGTTCAAGCTTTAGTCCTAGTAAATCAAAGCCACGCTCAAACATGGACTCCCACTCTGAACGAGAATCTTTATCAGCCTCAAAGTTTTCTCT